CCACCAGCATCAGCCCTACCAAAAAGTGGGTCTAATGTGCAGTAATTTCCAGCATCCGCATAAGGCGTAGGCGAGTCCACCATGCTGTCATAGGTCGCACCAGCGGTTAGGCTAATGTTGTTTGGAGTCCAATCATTACCCGCACCACTTTGGTCTGCAACCAAGGTAGCCGTACTTGTCGTGTCGCTGAAGTCCAAGTAAAAACCGTTGGTTCCGTAGGTGCCTGTGTAGGCTTTAGGAACCCAGTAGTTGTTACCATCGTAGTCGCCAAAGTCTGATGGGGTTAAGGCTTGACCGTCAATATTATTAAGTTCAGCTAAATACCCATCTAAGTAAAAAGTTAAATTACCCAACCGTCCAATATCATGCTCGACGCTAGACACATTATAATAAATATTAGTATTTTGACTTGGATAAGTTGCTGTTGATAAAGATGTTACTTTTGTTCCATTTATAGATAAATACACGCTAGAAGCATTTGGCGTAGCTGGAGTGCTATCATAAGTAAATACAACGTGATACCAAGCAGACGGGTCGCGGAAAACTTGTGATGTAATCAGGTTTGTGTTTACTGCGCCACTCGTTGTGCTTATTAGATTCAATGTGTCATTAGCTTGAAATTCTAAAATAAAATAATCTGAAGTTCCTTGGCGAACTGCCGTAATGCTTTGTCTAGTTCCTAATTGCCCCCGTTTAACCCAAGCAGAAAAAGTAAACTTGGTTCTTGTTCCAGCGGTTGCAGGAGTCCTATTCAAATAAGCAGACGCAGAACTTCTTAGGCGTAAACTGTTTGAAACTTCATAAGTTGTAAACGGTTTCTGAATCTCACCCACCTGCAAACCACCACCGTTGCCAATGTACAAATATGTCTTGAAGTAGTCATCTCCGCTAACAATCGTCGAGTCTGGCAAGTTACCCGCGTGCAAAGGCAAGAAGCCTGTGGGTGGTGTGTAGGCGAATGGGCGTTGACCAAAGTTGAACTCCCATCCGACATCGTTTGCAGTATCCCTGTAAACACTAGCAAGAACCGCCCTAAATGTTGTTGGTATCGTTTCGTCGGTTGCAACGGCGGTGCCATCTCTGTAAATGGTCATCAATCCATTGACTAAATCGTAAGCAAAACCAAGTACCGTCCCAGTAGTAAGACCACCACCAATTGAGGTATATACACCATTAACAATCTTGTTTAAACCGCCGTTGACACATTGAATACCGCTGTTTGTTCCAGCAAAGGATTGCGTTGTAGGTACTACTAAGCCCACTTCACAAACTACTATTGCACCAGTATTATTACCAGCCGTAACCTCAAAATAAACTTTGTCTGTTGGTAATGTAATTGTTGCTATTGCAAAGTTGTTTTGTCCTGTGACGGCAGAACGAATCTTTAGATTTGCATCTGACACAGTTGCGTTAGCGGATTTATGCAACGGATTCAACACAGCATAATTTCCACCGTCCGCATAAGGCGTGGGTGTGTCTGTCATGCTGTCGTAAGTAACACCAGAGGTCAACGAAATGTTGTTAGGTGTCCAGTCGTTGCCGTTGCCACTTGCATCAGCCGCCAGCGTTGTCGTGTTAGTTGCATCGCTGAAGGGCAGGTAGAAGCCGTTAGTGCCGTATGTGCCTTCGTATTCGGTAGGTTGCCATACGCCTGTGTCTTCGTTGTACTCGCCAAAGGATGATGGGTCTAGTTGTTGACCGTCAATGAAGTTGACTTCGGTTATGTATCCGTCAAAATTTAAAGTTGAATACCCGCCAAGTTGGTGAGCAACAGAATTGTTGACTTGTAAATCTGTATTTTGTGACGGATAGTTTGCCACTTGAATTGTCTGCAAAACCCCATTCACATAAATTCCAACCCTATTTGATGCCGTTGCTTGTGTCGTATCTACTTTAATGACAATGTGATACCAAGCAGAGGGGTCACGATATACTGCATTAGTTTTTAATTCACCTGCGGCACTGACACCAGCCGTAGTCGAGAAGTAAAAATTGTCACTAATAAATCCAAAGAAAAGCCAAGGAGTTGTTGCCCATCCACCTTCAAAAAGCGCTTGATTTCCACCAAGTGCCCCACGTTTTACCCAAGCACTCCACGTCCATGTCTTGCGGTTTCCAGCGGATGCAAAAGTCCTATTCAAATAAGCAGACGCACTTGACCGTAAGCGCAGGGAGTTCTCAATAGTGTAGCCAGCACCACCACCAACTTGACCCGATGCACCCGCTAGGATGTTTGAACCAATAATGCTCATCCTGCGTAACCTCCAGTCCACACGGCTTGTATCTCGCTTGCACCTTTGACAATGTAGTCAACACGGTCAACAGCGTCACCAGCCGTGCTCAGGGTAGGCGCAGTACCACCAGCCCACTTCCACGCTGTATTCCAACTAAGAATATTGCCGCCACCCGCATCTTGCACGATAAAGATTGAGCCACTCTGACCAGCCACCGCATTAGTTGGTGCGCCTACGGCTGTCGCCGTGCCTGTAAGCGTAACCGTGAAGTTGTTACTCAATGCCAAGTCAACCGCGATTGTGGCGGTCTCGGATAGCGTAGCAACAGCACCGCGTTGGGCGGCTGTAAACGTCTGCACGGCATCGCTTACGATGACCTTGGCTAACTCCACCCCATCGATGTATGTGACCGCGTTAGTTGTTTGGTCAAACGTGGCAAGGTTAATCCATGCGTCATCAGCCTCGTTGCGAACCTTTAGGATGTTGTTCGCGGTGTCCATCCATAGCTGGTTGGCAAATATGGTGCTTGGCTCGGTGTCAGCAGCCGATGTACTAGCAAGGGCAGCGAGTGCGTTGTTTAGGTCTGCGCGAAAGGCTGGGAAACCTTGGTTCGCAATGTTCATATCGTGCTGGGACATACTTATAACTCCACTCCGTAGCCTTTGGCTACATAATCAAAACTCCGGCTAATTGCCGTATCAGATGAATTTTTAAAGGTTATTGTAAACCCCGTGCGCGACTTTGAGGTGATTTCATAGTAGTCGCCCGTCTGCATATCCTGCGCCCCGATACCGATTGCCGGTGTAGCCCGAAACCCACGGGTAAACGTAATTACTTTAGCGCCAGCCCCAGATACTATATCGTCGCCTGACTCGGTTCGGTCTGCCATGTCAACCGTCACACTTAATTGCGTAACCTTTGGCGTGGCCTGGTCATCGGTTGTTGTTAGCTTGGCGCGAAACTCGATTGCGCGAGCCTTGAGGTCAGTAACTGAGAACGATTGCCACGCTGACCATGTAGGCGTACCAGCGGGGTCGTCCTCGGTAATGCGAGCCTCAATTTGCACGTCGGTATCGTCAAAGGCGTTTACGTCGCCATCAAAGTCACCGGCTCGGCTATCAAAGTTGCCAGCGGCGGCGTCAAACAAGGAAACGTAATCCACGCGGATGCTTGAGATATTCGCTGTGCATCGAGCGATATAAACTTGCCCAAGGTCAAGCGTATTGGCAAAGTAGTAAAACCCGCTTGCATCTACGTTGCCTGAGCCGCCATCGAATAAGCCCTGAGCATCGTCAAAATTACCCGTAAGCGCGTCAAACAACAGGCTGGTGTTTAGCACCAAGGCGTCGTCATCATCCAACTCTACCGTATCGTCAAACGTGCCGTTAAAGTCAGGCGCTTCGTTGATGGTTGTCACCACGTTTAACGCCTCGACCGCGCTGATGTTGCTATCGAGCACAATGGTCGTTGGGTTCAGCGAGGCCAGCCCCAGCTTATCCACGGCTTTTACAAAGTAGGTTCCGCTACGCGCGGCAACAAATACCGACGTAGCAGGGCGGGAAACCTTAGGCACAAGTGAAACCGAGTTCTCATAGTTACCACCGCTATCTGGTGACGCATAGCGCACGCGGTAGTAAGACAAATCAAGGTCAGGCACAGCGTCCCATGTCAGCAGGTACTGATTGCCGATAAGGTTGCCGGTTAGGTTTGTAACGTCGGATGGCGGCGCTGTCTTGCCGACCACTTGATGGTCAACCGTATTCCAAGCCGAACGCACTCCAAGCGTGTTTAGCGTGCGCGCCCGTACCGAATAAGTGCGACCATCTTGCACGTTGGTTTGTTCAAAGAACCCGCCACCAGCTTGCCCCATGTTTATCCAGTCGGTCGTGCCTTCCAGCTTGGATTGCACCTCGAAATTGGTAACGAAACTATTGGTGGTGGATACCGTGGCGAATAAAACCGAGGTAACGTCTTCGTTGTAGGCGCGCAAATCGTCAGTAACAAATAGAACCGGCGCAACTATATCAAACGGGTCAGGCAAATTAGATTGCGCACTAACTGGTTGTACCTTGTCTTGCACCCACGGGTAGACGGCGGCAATGTGTTCAATCAAAGCCACCGATACCGTGCCGTCGTAATTTAGCGCAAGCCCCGAGACCCTAAACTCTTTAGCGCTCCATCCGGGCGTCGGATGTGTAACCGTGACAATATCGCCCACCACGCAATTAAGCGCCTCAGACGTAGCCGTAATATCCAAGCGAATACCAGCCAAGCGTGAGGCCAGCACAACCGTCTTGGCAATGTTGCGGGCTTGGTAGTAGTTTGTAACCGTGGTCAGGTTGACTTCGGTTGCTAACTCAATGTTGGAGTCTTCGGTTAGGTATTGAGTTGCGTCAGCACTTGCCGCATCAGGCCATATAACCGAGTCAGGTTGCCAGTTCGCAACAGGGTTGATGAACTTGGCAGTCACTTTATTAAACTTCGATGACTTGCCCGAACCAGCCATTGAAAAGCCGCCAATCATGTTGTCTGTCGTGAAAGCAAAGGTAGATGCCTTATCCTTCTCTACGAACAAACGGTATTGACCATTCTGAAACGGCATGATGCCTTGCATACCCGACAAAATCACCTTGACGTTATTGAATAGCGTCTTATCAGTCAGGATAACCGCATTGCAGGAAAACGCCTTAACGCTTGCGCCACCGTCGTATGAGTCAACATCTACGTCGCAGTCATTTGCCGCAGCGCTAAATGTAACGTCATCAATAACCGATGCTGGCAAGCCCTTGCCATAGCGCGTATTGGTCAAGTAGTCGCGCAAGCATAGTGCAGGGTTGCTTGAGTAAGCCGTCGTGCTTGTGCGCGGGTCATATACCTTACGGCCTTGTACGTCAGCGGTAATTGTTGGGATGCCACTAAACACGTCGGCGTTATAGGTTAGGCGCACGCCAAGGTACGCAACGCCACTTAGCTTATCTGTGCTACCCCAACTCGGCGCAGCGGTTAATGTAGTGCTTGCGGCTTGGTCGTTTGTGCCTAGCTTTTTATCCACCACTACATAGTTGAAATGGCGGCTACCGGACACCAGCAGAACGTCATCGATGTAGATGTTGCCGATTGCTTGCACCTCGCCCTCGCCCAGAACCAAGCAAATATACAAATAAGTATTGCTGCCGCCACTTGTTTCCACAAACACGGTAGTGCCACCGACGCGGCGCGTCCCGTAGATGACGGGTATTTGCTCAATGTTTGATTGCTTGTTTACTAACGCACCGCGAGCCTCGGCTTCTGTATTGGGTACGTCCGGCGCATCGATGTCAATTAGCCAAGATATTACGTCGCCGACAACCGATTTAACGACGTTAACAACGGCCTTGACAACCTTCTTAGCCGCCCGGAATGGGTTTAAACTTTTTAAACTAAATCCCACTATGCCACCTCTTTAGTAGTTGGCATGACTATGCCTTGCCCCATTTTATATCCTTGATGCTATTGGCGGCATATTGGAACCCCGTATCAGTCGGGAAAAAGTATTGTTGTGAGTTGGTGTTGGTTAACCGCCCAGCCTTGCGGCTAAAGTCAGCCCAATGCGATGCACAAGACAAGTTAATTTTTGATGAGTTATCGCTATCCTGTATGCCGTAGCCTGTTACTTGCCCGTCAAAAGTAATAATCGCGTCGCCAATAATAGCGCCCGCATCATCTAGCACGGCTTTCCAAATACGCACCCGACGGTTGATATACGTCTGGTTTAGGAATATCGATATATACGCTTGGTCAACGCCAGACAACGTGATGCCCACCGTTCCGACGCGCAACTCTTGCGTTTCTTGAGGTTGCCCGATTTGTAGCAAATGCCCAACAGGTTCAAAGTCATCACCGCCAAAATCAACCGCGTGAAAATTGTCCGTCACTTTGATGACCGTAGGAAAGTCAATCTGCACCAAGTGGCAAAGCCGCATGGCATCGGACTGTAATGCCGTAATCGTTGCCGCATTTATGGAGCGCGTCATTACAGCACCTCCTCCATGTCTACCTCGTAGGTGTAATATTCAAACCGACTGAGTCCGTACTGCTGTACGTCGTTACGCAAGCGCATCGTGAACGCAACATCGTTGTAGGTCATCGCCTCGTCATCGCTAACGTCCACAATCAATGCAGGTTCGATGCTAAGGTTGCCAGCGCCATCGATGTCAGCCGTGACCATGTACACCTTGTTGTGCCCGAACTTCACAAAGTCGCCCGCCTTGATAGTGCCCGTAAAACCGTCCACAGGCACGCTTGTAGCGCCTGCGCTGGTTGCCCCATTGACTAACGCCGTACCAGTCGCTGTGCCGCTTGTAGAGCCTATTACGGGCGGTACGATAGTGAACGTGCCAAGCGAACCCTGCTGAGACGTTACAAACGCAAATACGGGTTGAAACTCAGCACGCGTCATCGGGTTGTACTTGGCGCTAAATTCCCACTTCTGCCCGCCAATAGTCCGAACCTGAGTGCGCCCGCTAATCGTGGTGCTTTTTAGGTTGTTGTGCGTGCTCTTTAGGTTGATAGCCTGAAACTCAGGCGTTGATGGGTATGTGCCAGCCATTATGCGAGTGCTCCCTTGCCCGACTCATTCAAGGCGGTGTTAATCATGTTGATAATCTGCCCACGGCGCGAGTCCAGCAAATCGTCAAAACTCTCCGCATCAACCGTGCTGATTTGAAACGTGACGTTAGCTTGCTGGTTAATGGTCTTACCGCTGTCGCCACGCAATTTATCGTTAGGGATGATGCGACCGCCGCCACCGTTCATCGTTAGCACCTCTGGACCACGTTCGCCGACAACGTAAGACTCGCCATCACGCACCTGACCGCCTAGCGCACGGCCTGTTAGCGACTTAGCCGCGTAACTTACACCAGCGCCAAGAATCAAGGCCGCAGCGCCAGCACCCAAGGCTGGACCAATGATAGGGATGCCCGCCAACGCTTTATATGCGCCCATAGCCGCCGCGTATGAGTCAGACACAATCTTAGCCGCGTTCTGTCGCTTCTCGGCGCTGGCAAGGTTTACAGCAAGGCGGTAGGCCGTCTTTTGCTTTTCGCTCTTGCCCTTCATCAATACGTCTTCAAAGGCCAACAACTGAGTTGTAGTTTGCGCGGCACGCTCGCGGTCTTCGGCAGCGGACTTGTCTTTGATTGCCCGCAACTTGTCTTGACGCTCCAACTCCAGAGCCGCCATCGCTTCGTTTACTTGCTGACCGGTTAGCAGGGTGCTGTCCAGAATGGTTTGCGAGCGCCGTTCGTATGAGAGGCGAATCTGCTCCTCCTCGGACATTAGGCTTTCGGCAATCTGTACGGCACGCTGGTCAATGCTCGCTTGCTCGGCATCGGCTTTCTTTCCCTCGGCTTTATAAAAGTTAGCAAACCAGCGGTCTAAATTACTTTGGTCGGCTTCCCTTGCTTTGGTTCTGGCTTTGTCTTCGGCCTCATTCCGCTTTTTGGTTGCCGCTAAAAGTTTAGCCGCTTCTACTTCTTCTTGGTATTTTTTGATTGCCTCGGCTGATAGCATTATCGACTTTAACTGCTCTGCGTTAGCGCCCATCTGCACGGCCTTATAGCGTGCAAGTTCAATCGTATTTAGGCCAAGCGTTGCGGCTTGCTCTTTCAGGCGCTCAACGTACCGGGTAATGTCTTCAAGGCGGCGCTTAGCGTCCTTATCTTCCTCTTTTTTTACGCCGATGATTAGGTCGTACTTTTCTCTGAGGGCTTCTAGCGCGGCAGCTTGTTTTTCTTCTGCTAATGCTAAATTTTGTTGTTTTATCCTAGCCTCGACAAGCATATCGACGTAGGGGTTCAGCATATTAGCCGCTTCAAGTGCGGCAGGGTCGCGTAGCGCTTTGTTTGCTTCTTCTAATGCGACCCTAGTCTTTTGTATTTTTTCCTCGGCCTTTTCTATGTCTTCGAAGGTCTCACGAATGGCGACAGTTCGGGCAGCATCACCTAATTTATCAAAGCCCTCAGTAAGTTCGTCTATTTCTTTTTTGAAGTCTTTTGCCGCTTCTGTGCCATTGCTAAAATGCGCCACCAAAGCCGTTCCAACCGCAGCGCCCACGGCGATAACCGCACCGACGATAGCACCGCCCGGACCAAACGCACCAGCGATTTGCGAACCCTGCTGACCAAACACAATCATGGCGTTTGTGCCCGACTGCAACTGAACCGCAATATCTTGTACTTGGAAACCTAACTGACCAGCCGTGCTGCGTAGCTTGCGAACAGAGTCCGATGTTTTTTTGCTAGAATTGCTAAAGTTTTCATTTTCATTCTTGGCGTTTTTCAATGACGCCGACAGCGAATCATTAGCCGCTTTTACCTGTTTAAATTCCTTCTCTAATGAGTTAAAACGGGCTTGTGATTCGCGGGCTTCTTTATTCAAAGCCTCAATTTGCTTTTTGGTCTCCCTTGCAGAAACCGATAAATCCCTGTTTTCTTTTGCTAGCTTTTCTATTGCGCTCGCGGTCTTTTTGCCAGACTGAGTAACGCCGTCTAGCGCTGTTTCAGCGCGAGTTAGGTCTGACGTATCGGCTTTAAGTGTGAGGGTTGCTACTTCGGTGGCCATGTTGGTTCTGCGTTCCTATATTTAGCCAAGCCCATCACGGCCTCGACTTCCCAAGCATCTAGACGGTTACCCGTTAGTTCCATGTATCGGTGCATCTCATTGTAAGTGTAATCAGTCAGGCTGGTGTACACATTCCAACAGTCGTTATGCTCAGACCTTAACTTGGGCGCATTAGCTAACTCGGCTGGCGTAGACCCTCGGCTTTTGGCTACCTGTTGCAGGGCTTCGTACCGGCTAATCTTTGAGCCTTCGGCGCGGTCGTTTATCCAAAAACACCACCGCCCGTAGTTTACAAACTCATCAATTAGCCGGTCGTAAAATTTGCCCTGCGCGTCAGGAAGTCGATTAACTGGCTAACGATTGCCGGTGAATCTGCGTACAGCTTGAGCGCGTTCTTCTTGTTGCACGGGTACGGCTCACCGTTATCGACGATGCCGCTCCAGTCCATCGTGACAGCCACCAGCGCGTCAATGTCCATCTTGTCGTAGTCAAGGTCAATATCTTTGCCGCCACTTTTTGCCGCAATGATTTGGCTTGTCTGGTTCTTCTTGGCGTTGCGCCACTCTTTCGAGTCAGAACCTTTGATTTTGATGAACACATCGGTAGGCGACCCATCCACGGGCGAGAGGATATTACACTCTGCGCCCGCTTCGTGGCTTTCTACTGTGCGTAGGCTGTTTAATTCCATGTTTAGGCGTCCGTACGGGTGATAACAATTTGTGATGCGTCGCTGCTTGAGTACAGCGCAACAAACTCCATTGACACCGTGACCGCGCCCTCGCCTGATACGTCAGGCTGTCCGCTGTTGTACTTCACGTTTGGAATGTCAATCTGGTAGCTGTTACCCGCAACGTCTGTCAGGGTCAGCACGATTTCGCTTGCGGTCTCGTTGATGAACTTCTCGTACAGCGCTTTGCTGTCAAAGTAGCTGGTCAATGTGCCGGTAGCGCGTGACTTGCCGATGCTTGGGCGGTTAGTCGTAGATGAGCCGACGCTGAACAATGGCTCAATGCCGTTCTCAATGCTCAGTTCCAATGACGTGACCGTGGCGATAGTTGAGCCGCCCTCGGTGATTGCACCGGTGAACGAATCAAACGGGGTATTGCCGCCGTCAGCCGAGTAAGTGCTAGACGCAACTTGCGTAGTGTTTAGCGACAAGTCCTTGCCAATCACGCCCCATGTAGCCGTCACCATTGAGTTAGGCGCAACCGCCAAGCCCAAGCTATTCATTTCGGAGCCGGTGTAGCGATGGTACTCAGGCACAGCCAAGTCGCCGAACTTGCGCTCAAACGTAAACGAACGGCGGGTAGTGCCAGCCTTCAATACATCGGTTGACCAAGTGCCACACATGACGGCCTCTAGCAAGTCGTCAAACGCTGCGTATTCCAACTCGGAGCCAATCTCGCCGCCGATGGACTTGTTGCCGTGGCGGAAGTCCTCAATCTGTCGGTCGCCGCGTAGCTTTTCGCTTTCGATGGCGTCCTTGGTCATCGCCAAGGATGTGCCTGTATGCGGCACGGGCGTCCACGTTGGGGTCGCTGGCGTTGTGCCGTAGGTTGATTCTGCAACGTAGTGCAGGGAGTGTTGTGCGCCGTTAGCAATAGCCATGATAAATTACCTC